ATGGTGAAAGTCTCCGTGACCTACCGGGCGCCCAAAGGTGACGAAAAAGTCGTCGAAATGGGCGGCCACACCTTCTTTGACGGCAAGGTCGAGAAGGTCGACAGCGAGAGCGAAGGCGGCTTGCTGGCCAAGCTCCGCACCAACAAACATTTCGAGGTTTCCGACAAGGATATCCCGAAAGAGCCGCTCAAGGCACCGGCACCGGCGCCGAAGGTTGCCGACGTCGTTCTTATCGCTTCTGCACATTCGGATGGCACATTCGCCATCATGAACGGCGCCGACGTGATCAAGGAAGGCCTCACCAAAGAAGACGCCGACGCATTCAACGCCCTGTCCGACGAGGACAAGGCCGAATACGTCGCGGCATAATCTGACGCGGAGCGTGGCGAGATGAAGACGAGACAAGACTTGATTCTTGCCACGCTCAAGCTACTGCAGGCTGACGGCGGGGTAGGGCAGAACCCGCCGCCCGAGAATGTCGAGGATATCGACGGCATAATTGACGGCAAGCTTGCGGAACTGAGCCAACGCCAGATCTTTGGCGCAAACGACCCTGACCAGTTCGACGATGAAGTGGTCAATCCGCTGGCGACGATCCTCGCCAATACGGCAGCCCCGAGCTACGGGCAACCTCGTAATGAGGCATCGAATGCCGCGGCCGAAAACACGCTGCGGCAGCTCAAGCCGTCCACCTATGTTCCCGGCTCCGTTCTGCCGGTGGATTATTTCTGATGGCAGATATCGTTTTTCCAACCAGCACGGCGCCAGGCGCGCGGCCCGGCGAAGGCTCCGGCCGTCTGATCAACTGCTATGCCGAGCCATTGGACACAGGCGCGCGCGACAGCTTTGCGCGCCGGCGCGCACCGGGCCTATCACCGATCGCAACCTCCACGCATAACGGCTGCCGCGGCTTTCACTTTTACAACGGTGATTTGTTCGTGGCGCAGGCCGACCGGCTTTCGCGCGTCAACCTTGTCTCTGGTGCCTTCGTGGTGACGGATATCGGCGAACTGACAGGAACGAAGCGCGTCACCTTCGCCCGCAATAACAAGGCTCCAATTCCCGATATCGTTTGTGTGACCGAGGAAGGCGCTTTCACAGTCACCCGCGATGCGCCGCCCGTAGCCTATCCCGACGGTGATCTGCCGCAGCCGATCAGTGTTTCCTTCATCGATGGCTATTTCATCTTCGCGATCCGCGACGGCCGCTATTTCGTGTCCGCGATCAATGACACGGCGGTTAGCGCTCTCGATTTCGGCAAAGCGGAAAGCCATCCTGGCGGTCTGCTGAACGCTTTGGGCTTCGGTGAACAACTTGTACTCTTCGGGCCGTCCGGCATGGAGTTCTGGCAGAATGCCGGCAATGCCACGGGTACGCCGTTCTCGCGCGCCGCCGTCTTTTCGAAGGGCTTGGCCGATACATTCGCTGTGGCCGGCAATGAAGACGGTTACTCAAGCCTGATCTTCGTTGCTGACGACAATGGCGTCTATCGACTGGACAGCGGCTATCAGCCTACGAAGATTTCAACGCCGGATCTCGATCGCCTGATTGAGGCAGTCGCGGATAAGTCGACGATCGATGTCACGGTGGCCGTCACGTCGGGCCATATGTGGGCAACGGTGACCGGCCCGACATTCTCATGGACCTACGAGCTTGCAACCGGCTTCTGGCATGAGCGCGCGAGCTATCCGGATAACCATTGGCGCGGCGTGTGCTCGGTGAAGGCCTTCAGCGGCTGGATGATCGGCGACCGCTCCACCGCTGACATTTGGAAGCTCGACCCGAACTATGCCAAGGAAGGCAGCAATCCGCTCGTCTTGAGCGCTATTTCCCTTCCGACCGCTAGTTTCCCCGATCGCATCGCCATCCCGCGCGCCGACTTCGACATGATCGTTGGTCAGGGTCTGGTGAGCAGACAAGAGCCGATCGAGACAGATCCTGTCTGCCTAATCTCATGGTCGGATGACGGCGGAAATTCATTTGGAACGCCATTGCAGCGCCAGATTGGCCGGCTGGCGACGCATCGAACGCCCGTCGTGGTCAACCGTACCGGCATGTCGAGCCGATATGGGCGCGTCTGGCGCATCGACGTTTCAGATCCCGTCTATGTGTCGATCATGGGCGGCTCACAGCAAGCAACGCCGGTTTCGAACTGATGGCTAGCACACTCGCACCCCTTCCGCAGTTGCCGATCCCTACGGAACGGTTCGTGGACCCGCAAACCGGCCGCATCAATCAGAACTGGTATCAGTATCTGAAGCGCCTCGATGAACATCTGCGCGAAGCCGAACAGCGCATCGCCGCCTTAGGAGGCTGACTATGGGATTTCTCGATAGCCTGACGGGCGGCAACATCGGAAAAGCGTCGTTGAAGGCGATCGGCCAGAATGGTGCGATCCTCAACAACTTTCAGAATGCCGGCAACAGCGTCATCGATACCGGCGAGCAGAAATCGGCCGGTGCGCTTGACCAGGCCGTCAGCAACTATGATCCGTATTTGTCGGCCGGCAAGAGCGCCACGGGCATGTATTCCGATGCGCTCGGCCTGAATGGCGCCGATGGCAACGCAGCCGCCACATCCGCATTCCAGACCAGTCCCGGCTATCAGTTCACGCTCGACCAAGGCACACAGGCAGCGCTCCGCGGCGCGTCGGCGGCCGGCATGCTCAACTCCGGCAATACGCTGACGGCTCTCGACCAATATGGAACCGGAGTTGCCAATCAGGAATATGGCAGTTGGCTCGATCGGCTGAATGGTCTTTCCGGCCAAGGTCTCAGCGCTGCCAATGGCGCATCGGGCGCGCTCGGCAATGTCGCCAACCTCTACCAGAACACGGCGAACGATCGCCTTGGCCTCGATAGCTCGGTTGCCCAAGGTCAGATGGGCCTCAACAACGACACGGCGCAAGTCAAGGAACAGCAGGCGCAGCAGCAGGGCAGCTTTCTAAGCGGACTACTCGGGACTGGCTTGAGCCTTGGCACGAAGGCGCTCACGGGAGGGCTCTTCTAATGACGGTCACTCTTCCAAAGGCAGATTTTTCTTGGATGGGTCAATTGGCCGGGGCGCTTGGCTCGCAGCCTCAACAGATGGGTGCCGGCTATTTCCCACCGGCACCGAGCGCACCCGGAGCGCAGCAATCTGGATTATCCGGCACATTCCTCGGACGTCTCTTCAATCAGATGCCCACTAATCAGGCGGCAATCAATCCACTTCAGCAGCCGATCACGCGACTGGGAGGCTAACTCATGGCGATTGCAAGTCTTCGCGTTCCGATCGCGGCCCTTCCGACGGCTGACACGTCCTGGCTTAAGACGCTGCAGGATTCGGTCGGTAATGCGATCGATACGGCCGCACAGAACAAGGCCTTCGAGCAGAACGTCATCCCGGCGATCACCGGCACGGCTGCGCCCCAGCAGCAACCGGGTTTCCTCGGCCGCCTGTTCGGCCAGAAGAGCACCATACCCGCGCCTGCAGCTCAGCAGCAGATTGCCGCCACGAACCCGGCGCCGGTGCAGGGGAATGTGTCCGCTGGCACGCCGAACGACATTCAAAACCAGTTTATTGGCACAATACAGCAAGGCGGCCTGACGAACCCCTATGGTTTGGCCGCAGTCGCGGCGACCGGGCGTGCGGAAAGCGGATGGTCACCGGCGAACGTCAATGCGGCTTGGCCTGATCCGTCGCAGAGCGGTCAAGCAGGCACCGCCGGCGGCATCTTGTCGTGGCGCAACGAGCGGCTTGCCAATCTGCGCAATTTCGCGCAGGCGCAGGGCGAGGACCCGTCGAACATCTCGCCGGCGACACAGGCGAAGTTCTTCCTGCAAGAAGATCCGACGCTGGTCCAGCGCCTGAACGCTGCCAAGAGCCCGCAGGAAGCCGCCAGCATCATGGCGAATGCTTGGAAGTTCAAGGGCTATGACCAGGCTGGCGGCGAGGCTGCGCGCCGTGCTGCGCTGACGCAGAACTATTATGCTCAGCAGTTCGCCAATGCTCAGCCGCAAGCCTCCGCTCCCGCCCGCCCAACGCAGGTTGCCAGCCTCAACCCGACCGATGGCATGACGACGGGTTCCGTCGCGCCGGCCGCCGCTTCCACACCGCCGGCAACCGCGGCAAACTTCGATCCCAGCGCGGTGACGCCGGACCAGTTGAACGCGCTGCTTGGTCCGGCGCCGGCGCCCTCCGGTTATGTCGATCCCGTCGTGACTACTGCCTATCGTCAGTCTTCGCAGCCGGCCACAGCCGCCGCGCCGGTGCAGCCGCCCGTGCAATCCGCTCAGGCCGCTGCAGCGCCAGCCGCAAGCGCTGGTCCCGGCTCGATTGCCGCGGCACAGCCCGTATCCCGGCAGAACGTCACCAATGACCAGATCGCCGCCATGGTGCGCAATCCCTATACGCGCCAAGTCGGCTTGCAGCTCTGGCAGCAGGTCTTGACGGGAAAGACGGCTCAGCCGTGGTCTTTCGTGAAGCTCGATGATGGCACGTTGGCCAGGGCGAACGCCTCGACCGGTGAAGTCCAGAGCCTCGGCAAGTTTGCAAGCTCGAAAAAGGAACTGCTCAGCAACGGCAAGGGCGCTTTCTACGACGCCGAAAGCGGGCAATGGATCGCGCCGCCCGAAGGCATGCAGGGCGCCACAGAATATGGTCTTGCGCCAATCTACGGCACCGATGCCAACGGCAACACCGTTATCGGTCAGCTCGCGAAGGATGGCACGTTCCAACAGACGCGCTTGCCTTCCGGGTTTGTGCCCACGCCGGGTGTCAGCAATACCGATCTCGGAACGTCGGTCATCACACGCAACAACAAGACCGGGCAGATTATCGATACCCAATCGAAAGACGTTCAGGGCGAAGCCTTTCAGCGGAAGGCCGGCACGGACATGGGCGAGCAGGCGGCTAACAAGGTCGCGGCCGGCTCGTCGCTCGGCAGTACGCTTAGCGGTCTCGATCGCCTGGCAGCATCTGTTGACGATATTTCCTCCGATCCCGCGCTCGGGAAGGTCACGGGCTGGGAGGGCATGTTGCCAAACATGCCGGGCGGGAAGGCAGCCAGCGTCCAGGCACGCTTGAACACCTTGAAAAGCCAGATCGGCTTCAATGTCTTGCAGGCCATGCGCGAGGCATCAAAGACTGGTGGGGCGCTCGGAGCTGTTTCCGACAAAGAGAACGAGCTCCTGCAGAACAATCTTGCGGCGCTCGATCAGGCTCAAAGCGAAGGGGATCTGCGCAAGCAGCTTCAGATCATTAGGCAATATGTCGACGGCGCGAAAGCTCGTCTCTCCGGCGCCTACAAGCAGATGTATGGCTCAGACTATATGCCTCCCACTGATGCACCTGCTTCTGGCCCGAGCGTTGACGATCTTCTGAAAAAATACGGTGGTCAGTAATGGCAACTCTTGATCAGCTCGCAACCGCGCTCCGCAATGCGGATGCCGCCGGAGATACCGACGCAGCCAAGGCGCTTGCTGCAGAGATTGTCCGCCAGCGTGGGCAATCCGTTGCCGTGCCATCGGCAGATCAGCCTACGGTCAACGCTACTGTCGAGCAGCCGCAAGATCCTCGCGATAGCGCCGTGGGAAAGGCTGATGCTTTCGTTCGCGGGGCTGCCGATACGCTGAGCTTCGGCGGCGCGGACGAACTGGCGGCCCAGCTGCAGAGCGGCCCGCTGTCGCTTCAGACGAAGCCAGACGACTACTATAGCTCCGGTCTGTATGCCGGCTCGTGGAATCCATTGGGCGCCATCGCTCGCACGCTCGACGCGCCGTTCGCATCCGATACCAAGAACGCCGACTATGACAAGGCGCTTGCCGCAGAGCGCGCCACCGACACGTCAGACGCACAGAACCGCGCCGGCTATCGCATCGCCGGTCAGTTGGCGGGCGGCGTTGCTGGCGGTGCCGGACTGGCGAAGAGCGGGCTGTCGACAACGGCGAATGCAATCAACAGCGGCGCGAAGCTTGCCAATGTCGCCAAGGCGTCTGCGGTTGAGGGCGCTATCCTTGGTGGCGCTCAGGGGTTCGGGAGCGGTCAGGGCGGCTTTTTGGACAGGCTTCAAGATGCGGCTGGCGGCGCTGCCACCGGTTTAGCGCTTGGAGCGGCGACGCCCTATGCCGTCGCTGGTGGTGGCAGTTTCCTTCGATCCCTGGCCGCGCCGATCGTCTCTCGCGTCAATCCGCAGCCTGCGGCAAATCGGGCGCTTGGAGTTGCGCTAGAGCGATCCGGCAGAACGCCCGACCAGATTGCCAACATGTTGCAGTACGCTGGGGATGATGGACAGGGTGTCTATACCGTTGCTGATGCCCTCGGGCATTCGGGTCAACGCATGCTCTCGTCTGTCGCCAGAACGCCCAATGACGCGCGTCAGGATGTCGTCAACCAGCTTTTGAACCGCCAGATGGGGCAGGGCGATCGCCTATCGAACGCTCTTGCTGAAGGCTTTGAAGCCCCGGATACGGCGGCGCAGCGTCAAACCGCTCTGACAAATGTGCGAACGGCAGATGCCAATCAAAACTACGGTGCGGCTCGGCAAGCTGCTGGGGCGGTCAATGTCTCCCCAATCCTCGATACCATCGATCAGACATTGAGCCCTGGCGTCAATCAAATCGTCAGCCCGCGGGACAACATCGGCTACGACACGATTCAAGGAGCATTGGCGCGCGTTCGAAACATGTTGTCCGATGGCAACTCGCAGGTCACGGATTTCAATTCGTTGTTCCGCGTAAAGCTTGATCTCGACGACATGGTCCAAAGGGCTGAAAGCCAAGGAGCCGGCAACCGCGCCTTTGCGCTCGGCCAAGTCCAGCGGCAGGTTGATAGGGCTCTCGCCGCAGCGTCGCCCGAATATCGGAATGCGAACGACACGTTCGCCCGTCAGAGTGGTGTTATCGATGCGGTGGATGCGGGCCGCGCCGCGACGAGCGGTCGTGTCCGCGCCGACGACAACATTGCAGCATTCAACGTTTTGTCGCCGGATCAGCAGAGCGCATTTCGGGCCGGCTACGCCGATCCGCTAATCAGCAGAGTCGAGAGCGCCGCGTCATCGCCCACGACAAACAAGGCGCGGATGCTGATAACACCTAAATTTCAGCAGGAGTTCCCGGCTTTTGCTGCTCCTGGACAGGGCGATCAGTTGGGCCGACGTGTGGGACGGGAGCAACGCATGTTCGAAACCACCAACCAGGCACTCGGAGGATCGAGAACGGCCGACAATCTGGCTGATATGGATGAAATCAAAAATTTCGATCCAGCCATTTTGACGAACTTGTTTAAGGGAAACTGGAAAGCGGCGGCGCTGGGTGCCGTCACGAGGGCACTCAACGAAGGAAAGGGAATGCCCCCTGCGGTGATTGAGCGCGTGGGCAGAAGTTTGATGGAAACTGATCCTGAGTCTGCCCGGCGCCTTCTCACGGTGGCGAATAGCAAAGCCATGGATGACACCGCGAAGAGAGGAATGGCGACCGCCATCCTGAACAATCTGAGTTCGATCGTGACTCCAAGAGTGATCGGGCAGAACTGACGGCCATCCCTAAAACTGCGCATCCCGTTTTCGGCGCGCCGACTTAGACTTCCAGTTTTCTGGAACTTTATTGCCAGTAATTTCGATCGCCCATGTCGCCAGCATACAGCCAGTTCCTAGGCCTACAGCGACGGCGTACCAATCAAAGGTATGGGTGGAGAGATATCCCCACCAGCAAAAAGCGATGATTGCCCAGACTAGCCACCAAGAAACGGGTTTGTAACCCTTCTTAGGTTCGTCTGGATCGTGATCGATGATTGGGCCGTTCGACATGCCGCGAACATGCCTCAACTTTGGGAAGAAGAAAAGAGGCTGGCCGAGGCCATACCCGACACAGTGTCCGTTTCCAATCTGGCTCCGCTAATGGGGGCCTTTTTCATTTCCGTTAGGAGTGGCCAATGGCCGGTTTCTGGAACCTATCGAACTCGCAGATCCATGACCAAAACGGCAAACCGCTGATCGGCGCCAAGGCCTATTTCTATCTTGGCGGTACAACGACACCGATCACTATCTATAAGGTCTATGGCCTTGGTTCGGCGAATGCGCACCCGAATCCGGTCCAGACTGACGGCGCCGGCTTCTTTCCATCCGTTTTCTTCGACGAGGCTAATCAATTCTATCGCCTGCGCATCACGACGGCGGCAGGCGTCATCATCTACGATGTCGATGGCATTCCGATCATTGGCCCAAACACGGGTGGCGGCGGAGGTGGTGGCGGCGACAATCCAGTTGACCCAAACGCTATAATGACAACTGGCGATATGATGGTTCGGTATGGGGAGGGACTGCGACCCGGTTTCGTACGATGCAATGGCCGTACCGTTGGATCTGCGACCTCAGGGGCCTCAGAACGCGCCAACGCCGATGCGGAATCGCTGTTTAATTATCTTTGGAACGCCGACCCAAATCTGGCTGTTCTCGGCGGCAGAGGCACTACACCAGGAGCCGATTGGTCAGCAAACAAGCAGATGACGCTACCCGATTGGCGAAGCAAAGCCATTATCGGCATGGACACAATGGGCAACGCAGCGGCCGGTATCATCGCCGGCGGCTCTGCGCTTGGCTTCGAAGTCGGTGAGACCGCACATACGCTCGCTCTCACCGAGATACCCAGCCACGTCCACGCTCTTTCTGACCCGGGCCATATCCACAATTGGGGCAACACCGCTCAGGGCTTCGGGCTTGGCTCGGGCAACGTCGGTGCGTTTGCTCAAGGTGGCCCCATCCCAGGCGGCTTGAATACGACTGCCGCGCCTACGGGCATAACAATGAGCCCAGCGGGCGGTGGCCTCGCCCACAATAATCTCCAGCCATCCAAGACGCTTACCATCTACATGAGGCTCTGAATGTACGAGGCAAATCTCGCACCGATATCCAATCGCGCAGATTGGATCGGGACCATAGAAATAGTCGACGACGACACCAACGAAACGATCAACGACCTTACGGGGCTCAAAGCTCGGCTTGAGGTTCGATCGCAAGATCCATCTCGTCATTCGCTCGTCGGCACAACCGAAGACGGTCACATCACATTAACACCCTTCGGCATCATTCAATGGCGATTTACCACCGCCGAAATGCTCTGTCTGGAACCGGGCACTTACCAAATCGGCATCACGATAACACGCGAAGACATTACGGAGCAGGAGCTGGTGGGCTCACTGCCGATCATTGATGGAGTAGTCAGGCAATGAGCACAACCTCACTTCGGTTGCGAGCAGTCGCGCGGTTCCCGGCCAATATTTCGGCGACGAACGGCCTAACGGCTGACCGCAACAATATGGATGTTGTCGTACGTCCTGATTTTGGTCAGCTTGTTCAGGTGCCGGCGGTAGACAATCCGACGAAGACCCTCTTCCTCGCATGGGACAGCGACATCGACAATTACTCGGCGATTTCGTTTTCGAACCTCGTGAGCAATATTCAAGAGGTGATCATCGGCGCCCCGTTGGCAGCAATCAACGATGTGAACCCTGGAGCGGATCAGGCCATCTATTTCACAGGCATTGGGGAGGCAGCGACGTTTACCGTTTCTGAATTCGTCCGAAGCGTATCGAACGCCGTCGATGACGAAGCCTATTTGGCGGCCATCCACGCCGCCACGCAAGAGCAGGGTGCAAAGGCCGATACCGCTGTTCAGCCGGGTGAACTGCCTGCGTTTGACGCAGCGATTTACGAGACGGTTGCCGGCCTCCCTGAAAAGACGATACCAGCAGGCGCAAACGCAATCATCATCGACGGGCTTGCTGCGATCGACGATGAACAGGGCGGTTTGTTTGTAGCAACGAATACGGGCTCGCTTGACTTTGCGGCGTCAGCGGATGGCCGTACATGGTACCGCGTCAGCGACGACCGCGACAAAGCATGGATGGCGCTGCGGAATAGAAAGCTTCTGGCCAAAGCCGATTTCAATCTGATGAACGCCGCGACGTTCAACTTCGTCACCCGTGGCGACAGCTTGACTTATGGTCAGGACACCACCTCCGCAGATCGATTGCCGCCACCGACTGGTTTTGTCGAAGACCGTGCTCCTATTCAATACCCGCAGAGGATGCACGACAGGCTTGCGGCGCTCACGAACGCGACGATCACTGTGACCAATCTGGGCTATTCCGGTGACACGGCGAAGGATGCCTTCACGCGTTGGCCCGATAAGCCGGATGCCGACGTCTCCTACATCATGATCGGCACGAATGACGCCAACGGCGCCCACGGTGCCACCTATGCAGAATACTGCACCTATCTCGAGAAGCTGATCCAGCGCGATATTATGTGGGGTATTGGCGTCGTTCTGCTGACGCCTCCGTCCCAGACTCTAAACAACAGTTTCGTCTTGCAATCGCAGTATGCCCAGTTCGCAAAGGCCCTTGGCGAACATTACGGCTGCCCTGTCTTTGAAGGCGTCGAAGTGCATCAGTACTGCCTCCCGACGGATGTCTACAGCGACGCCATCCATTTCAACAAATACGGATATGCCAAGTTCGGCGATGCGGTCGCGTCATTCACCATGTCCGGGGCGCTATCCGCCGGCATTCGAAAAGTTTCTTCCGAAGTCAACATGCAGCCAATCCGGGGCACGGAAGGCATCGGCTCCTATCGTCAGGGCGGCACATTCGGCGCGAGTGGCGATGGGGGCTTTACGTCGAATACGTCGCTTTTGGGTGTCGCCGAAAATAGCGCATGGACGATGGCGTTTTATCTCGATGCCGAAGCCGCAGACGTCTATCTGACGGGCGGTACGTTCGATGGTGCGACGGTGGAGCTTTCGGCGCCGATCGATGGGAAAGCGATCAATCGCGCCGTTCTCAAAAGCACCAGGCAGAAATCTGTTCAGGAGTCCACCTCTTATGTTGCGAAGACTTATCTCCTCGGCAAGAAGACATATGCAGGGTCCTTTGTTGGACGTGGCTGGAAAACATTCACGTTCTATGGCAAGGCGACAGGCGCCGGTACAGTCTTCATCAATGAAGTCTTCATAGAACCGCGCCAGCTTGACGAGGTTGGCGTACAGAGCAGCATATTTCAGCCGGCAAAAGAAGAGCTGCTCGTTTTCTCGCTGCCTAGCAGCCCTATCACGGCCGACCGTGCCGATATCAACGGCGATGTTTGCATTCCATTGCCTAAGGCGCTGATGGGTCGCACGCAGGACCCCGGCAACTACTTTGCATTCGGCACTGTCGAGGTAACAATAAAATGCGTGGCCACGACCTCATCTCCCCCCGATACGGGGGTGACAAAACTTCTGCTGTGGCGGGATGGGACATCCGCGGCGGGGCTCGTGATGTCCGTCATTTACAAGTCAACCCCGCTGGCAGTCGAACCGGTCGCAGCCGGTGTCGGCTTCACAGCCTACAACCCCACTCTGAGCGGGCCTACCGGTTTGGACAAAACCCGGTTCCCACAGACGACAGAACAAGGTTGGCTATACCTCACGTTCTCCGGAATGAACGTCGGCTACTACATGTTCGAGTTCAGAAGCATGGGCCAAGAGAACGCTGAAGCAACGCTGATTTATTGAGCTGCATCCTGCATCCAATCCCCAATGGAAAAATGACATGATCGATTTACCGCGGCTGCGAAGCTCTAGTCTTGATGACGGGAGTCCCACGTTCCCGACCAAGGGTTGCTGCGGGACTCCCGGCCGTCGCGTTGGGGTCCCCGCTCCAGCGCGCACAATAGATCGCTCGTTGCCGGGTCAAACCAGAGCAAACCTCCTCGGGTCAGAAATGCGAGATTAATATTCACAGTAGCGTGTGCCGTTTCAGATCGCGGCCGGGCTTCAGTGATGCGAGCGAAGCAGCACCATTGCCGGGCCTGCCAAAGCTGCGGCTGCAATCATCAGTGAAATTCCCACCTTCAATGCCTTTATTCGGCGCGTCCTGACGCCGCTCCAATCGTAAGCCACTGATTCCCCCAAGTGCTGCTCTGCGTAACGTGACCTAGCGGCCTTCTAGCGGACGGCAAGGTGAGGAATATAGCTATCCCCCGAAAAGAGCTGACCGGATGAAAGTGGCCCTACCTCGTGGCAGGGAGGCAGGGCCAGGGACCCGGGTACGGCTCATGCAGCGCGAGCATTTTCCGGGGGGGCGTCTTGCTCGCGCAAGGTTTGCTACCACCGCAAGATGAAGCCAAACTGAAGACACGTGTCGGGAATCGACGATTTCCTCATGGCCGGTCAATCGCCCCTTCAGAAACCCAATTCAAACGGAGCATAATCATGACCCAAGCTACCGAGCCGCGGTGGCTCGCTTTTGCGCGCAAATATATCGGCCTTCACGAGGTCGTGGGATCGGGTAACAACCCGGAAATTGTCCAGATGTGGGGGAAGCTCGGGCTACCGTTCCGAGACGACGCCACGCCCTGGTGCGCGGGCTTCGTGGGCTTCGTTTTCGAAAGCGTTGGGATCAAGTCCACCCGATCCGGTTTGGCGCTCTCCTACCAGAATTGGGGCGTCTCGCTCAAAGCCCCGGCCGTCGGCTGCGTCGTCACCTTCAAGCGCACCGGCGGCGGCCATGTCGGCTTTGTCGTCGGCAAGGATCAGAAGGGCAACATCATGGTTCTCGGCGGCAATCAGTCGGACGCCGTCAATATCAAGCCTTTCGCGACTGACCGCGTTACCTCCTATCGCTGGCCAGCCGGCGAACCTATGCCGACTGGAGCATTGCCTGTCGTGAATTCCAACGACGTCGTTTCCAACAACGAAGCCTGATCCTCCCCAAAAACAAGGACCACCCTCATGCGCATCCTCCATTTCGCGATGGCTGGCAGCCTCATGCTGTTCGTCGCTACCCTCACCGCATGCCAAACAACGTCCGTGGATACGGCGATCGAGCAAAACCTCCCGAAGGTCTGCTCAGCTCTCGAAACCGCTCACACGGCCTTCTCTGCGGTCGCGCTGACCGGAAAAATCAAAGCCTCGACCGTCTCGAAAGAAAACGCTGCCTATGCCGGCGTTGAGACGATCTGCACCGATCCATCCCATACGACCGTCATCAATGCCGTTGTGCTCGTCGCGCAGGCCTATGCGGTCGTTTCCACAGCTCTTCAGGAAGCCAAGTCGGCACAATAAGGAGAAGTTCATGAACATCGGAGCATACAACAAAGCCATCGTTGCCCTGGTTATGGCGCTCATCGGCATCGTCAATCTCATCTGGCCCGGCAGGATCGGTTTGGATGAAACGACCGTGACGGCCATCGTGACGGGCATAACGCCTATTCTCGTCTGGCTTGTCCCCAACAAGCCACCCCAGCCACCGACTCCTCCCCAGTGAAATCCGCGCTTCTTCTGATCGGATTTCTGTTCACAGCAAACACGCTGGCGGCCTTCATGCTGCTGGCGTGGCATTCAGTTCTATGATTGGTCCGGCTACCGCGCCGGAAATTCTCGTCTTCATGTCTTCCAAGGACAGCATATGAGCATCAACGACTTCTTCGACGCGCTCGGGATCAAAGCCGGCGTTATTGTTGCGGGCCTGTCTGGCGGCATTCTTCGGGGTTTGTCCCGCCGTCGTTATACTACTCGTGAAATTATTGCGTCGCCTATCTGCGGAGCTATTGCTGCTGCCTATCTGACGGAGCCGGTGCTCTTCTATCTTCGCGCTATCAATTGGCCGTTGCCTGCACAGGATGTTGCCGCGATGAATGCCACAGCTTTCGTTGTTGGCGTGTGCGCGATGTGGATCGCCGATCTGTTTTTTGAGGCGATGCTGCGGTGGGTGAAGGGTGGACGGCCGGCGCCGTAACTCGTCGTCGATTTTAAGCCGCGTTGGCGATCACCGGCTGCATTTCGAATAATACTATCTTCCGATCAAGTTGAATCTAGGTTAATTTATGTCTTGGCAGATGAGGGTGAGGAGCTATGGGCCAGCAGGAAAGCCCTCGCGAAGAGGAAAGGCGAGAGGAATCGCTGTCACGGGAACGGGCTCAACTCAAAGCTGATCTCGAAGCTCTCTCATCTAGTTTCGCCCATAATTCTGAATCGAGATTTATAGAGCAATCGGCAGATCGGCAGTTGCGGTGGCTTGCGAATTACTGGATGGTGGCCGCGAGTTCTTGCTTGTTACTTGTTAGCGGACTGACGGCATTTCTGCTTTCCGGACGGAGCCTGTTAAACCAAGATACTTCGCCGTCTTTCTATGTTGAACACACAGTTCTGATTTGTTTTCTTGTCTTGGTTATGTGGGCGGCCTGTGCATGTTTTGTTGTTTCTGTACGGCTTCGGCTTCTAAGCTATGAAGCATCGCAAGCAGCCATTTTGGACGACTTCATAGTCAATGATGAAGTATTGAACCAGAGGGTCGCCTAATGTCGTTGCTCAAATCGAGTACTGTCGATTTGAGCAGAGCTGCCGAAAAAGCGCGAACCTCACTCAAGGCAATATCGACCGCATCAAGAGAAACGACAAATCTTTCCACGAGCGCGATTTTGGGAGTTCTTGGGTTCTTCCTCTTTGCGGGAGCCACGTTTGGCGCGCTTGCCGAGTTATCTCTATTGCCCTATGCGCCTTTCGTGACGCCCGTTTCGGGCTCCTGCGGACTCCTGCTTGGGGTGTTGTGCGCTCGTGACCGCAAATATCGTGCGATCGAGCAAAGATCCGATCTTATTGAACGCGCCTGGGCACTTCGAAATAGCGAAGTCCAGATTTTGACTTCGCAGATCAAGAGCGCCATACGTTCCGGCTCACAGTGGCGCGATGCACTCGAAAAGCGGTTGACTGATTTATTGGTGGCTTCCCCTGACGAGCTTATCGCGCGGTATCGTCTCGGAGATCAAGGAACAGTTGCAACGATACTTCTACCGCCTCCAGATCGTTCTGGCTTGCAGGCGCCGATAGAAATGCCGATCAAGGAAAATCAGGAATAGCGCTCTGTGGCTGGCGATTTGTCTTTTTTCAAGTCGTCGTTCATATCAGCGTCGGCTCCGGATGGTCGCCGGCCCGCTTTTCGATCGGCTCGATGATATCGGGTCGGTCGTTTTTCGGTGAACCGACATTCTTGCCGATCGGCCACATGGTTATCAGATCGCTCGGCTCGCTGGAGGGAAAACGGCTCTACCTCATTGGGGGGAAGGCAGAGCCGGGAGACCGATACCGGCTCACTTAGTGCGCCCAAGAGTGGAGCTTGCCCGCTTCCTAATATTATACTACCAAAGGGTGAATTTCTAGCGTTATAATCCCGCACCTTCCATTTTCCCGCGCTCTATCGATGCGACGGATTTCTCCATGTCGCGTGAAGCCAGTCGCGCCGGTGCGTCTGTCCCGGTAAGAGAGACGAAGAAATAGACGTCTTGTGGTTGTTATAAAAATATGCAAAATACACGCAGGTCGGACGTGCCCGCGCCCGACTGCTGGATACACTAATAACTGCAAGCCCCTATCCCTATCCCGGATAGGGGCTTTTTTGTTTGTCCCGCCAATGAACCTGCGGTGTTTCGGCCAGCGCTATTTTCTACGTTACGCTGGCCGAGGATCACGATCCTACGCCGGGGAACCAGCCCTTTAGCGCGGTGAAAATTACCAAAGGGGACCGGCGCAAGATATTCGTAAAATGTCGTGGAAATCAGGCCGTCCGGCGGTCAAAAACAGCCTCTTGCTGCGCCACCCTTTGGCATGGGGTATTCGTCCCAGCGATGCTCAAAGCAAAACCAGCGCGTCTCGCCGCGGGCCGATATCGTAGCCGAGCGCGCCCCATTTCTTGCAGCCGGCCCCTTCGCAGTAATGTTCGTAGAGGGTCGGCCCACGTGTCAGCGTCTGTCGTTGTTCGTCGCTCATGTCAGTTTACGCTCGGCGGGGCCGATGAAGGAAGTTCGTCCAAAATCGGCTGAAGACGTCGGTGAAAGCTCTCCAAGTGGTTGACGGCATCCGTTCCTCTTTGAACACCCTCCGCGGTGCCGACACCGCTCAAGCCTGCTACCAAGTCGCGGCGAACATTCTCGATGACTTCGGAAACAAAGCCGCGCGGGTTGTCAAAAAGAAGCCCGACCCGCAATAGAAGTTGGGCTGCGAACATCTCACTGACATACGCCCTAGCGTCGATTTCCTGTACCAATTCGGTCAGATCATCAAGTCGTTTAGACATTGCTCTTGCTCCTCTCAGGCTCTTCCGAGAAGAGCATTAGCAGCTCGTCGTCCGGCAGGGGACGTTGAAGCCGCTTCGCTTCCTCCCATGAGGCAGTCATCCATAGTTCGATCTCTTCCACGTTCCGAAGAATGACCGGCATCGCCTTTTCATGGATTTCGCCAACGACCCTGTTCGCCTCCGTTGTCAGGAAACCATAGAGATCGACGGTAACCTCCCCCTCCCGGATCTTTCGAACCGATCGCCATTGCGGCACCCATATGCCCGCAAAGAACATGAGCGGCTGATCATCGTTTACGGCAAACCATGCATTCGGAACGCGGCCTCCCTCCACACGGCTTCCGTGGTCCGGTTCAGCAAACCGTGTGAATGGCACAACACATCGGTTTTCGACGCCGAGCCAGCGGGTCCAATGTTTGCTATCGGTGCGCCTGACGTTGGTCGTGCCGCCATCTGGCTCCATCCTCAATAACTGGCCGAAGTCGAATGGTGTGCCCTTTGCCTGGAGCTTGTCGGCGCGTTTTTTCGTGGCCTGCATGAGCGCCTGTTGCGAACTCGGAAGTCCCCATCTCACCATCGCCAATTCACGGCCGGCCCCTGTATTCCGGACGATCGGACCCATTTGGTCGGGATAGAGGTCGAGCGATGGTTGTAGGTTGCCGATGCTGTCGATCATTGCCCTGGTGAATTGTCGGATGGCTTCCTGGTTTGTAGTGACATTGTAGAGGTTACACATTCCTACTCTCTCCCTTTCGTTTAGCCTCAGCACCCTCTAGGACGCGTCTTCACCCGTCGTCACCATTGTGAGCCATCAGCCGGTCGTAATAATCCTCGACCATCCGGGCAGCTTTCCTCGCGGTCTCTTCATATCCTTGGTGCGGTAGCAATCTCTGCCTGACTATCGGGCCTTGGCCACTCCACTGCCACAGGCCCTTTACCGGTCCACCCGACTCGAGCCTGATCCGGCCTATTCTGATCTCTCCATCCCATCCGCAGAAATCCGTCTTATGGCTATCCGCGTCTTCTGGATTCGGCCAGGTCACCCGCCATTTATATCGCAGCGCCGCGACAGCCGGCGCACCCGCTTTCTCGGCCACTTCAGCTCCGTAGTTTGTTCTCAAAATGTTCTGGGGAAGGAAGAGAGTCAAGATGGGCAAAATAAAAGCCCGTCACCGGCGCGTGACGGGCTACCGCGGAGGCGACGCCGCGGGACGAACTAAAGAGTTCGCTGATGTTCGAACCGCGGTCTGGCGAATATGTTCCCGCCGCTCGCAAGAAAATTAGGATTGCTTTCGGATCGCCTCAACAATGGCTTCAACTTCGCCGATCGTGATAAGCCCCAGCAAATGATTGTCTGCCAGGTCGACAAGAGCGGCCGCAATTTCCATTGCGGACCAGCCGGCGGCCACCGCTCTATTAGCAACACCGGCGAACGCGCCATGCAATGCGAACTGGCAACAGAGATGCCGGTCGGGATGATCTTTGCTGACGAGGGGGGGGGGGGAGAATATCGCTCATTTCTAAACTGTAGTGATATCAGGCGACACGGTCAAAGTTCGTTCGGCCCGTCGCCCCCCAAGCGACGGGCCTGGCTGCGCCGTCAGACTTGGTGATTGCCGACGTAGCCGCGAGTTCCGCACACCCGGCACTCGCATGCACCAAACTCTGCTCCCCGAGCTTTGTTCCTAACGAGATATCGACGGAAGGCCCGCCGCGGGCTCTGAGGGAATCCTGCTTTGCGGCGGGCCGGGGAAACCGAACCAGTTGAACAGGAAGGTGGTTGATCTCCTTGCCGACCGAACATTTCACTAGAGAAAATGTTCCCAGGTGTTGCGAGGCGAGCAGCCAAATGGCCTTCTCAGGTGGCGCCCTGCCGCTGGTGAGTGTAGACGGCGTGGATGACCTAGCCTCGCTTTGCAAGGGGAACGCCATCAGACGCCGCCGTCAAGAGTTGGGTACCGGAACAAACCATCGGTTGATCAGTTTCAGCGGCATGCCAAAGTATTATTTCCATATCCGTAGTGGCGACATCTTCAGCCCGGACGATCAAGGCGTCGATTTTCCCGACGTCGAGGCGGCCAAAAAGGAAGCATTTACAGCTGCCCGGGAAATGATTGCGGATATGGTGCTTGATGGCGACCCTATCGATGGGATGCGGTTTGAGGTTACCGACGAAAGCGGCAATGTCGTCCTGACATTACCCTTTAGATTTGTGCTCGACTGATCAGTGAAGCCTCACGTGACAGCGCCCGCCGCCCGCGATGAGTGGAGGCGGCGGGCATGACGTAGCCTCAGGCCAACGCCATGGTGGCCGACCACCCAGCCACCTATGAGCTAACCACGCAAGCGAAACGTTGTTCCGACTCGACTCCCTCGGCTTTGTCTGCTGGACTGCGGGCATGACAAAGCTTCCTCGTAAGTCATCTCGCCCACTGCTGCGCGACACAGAACCACCGCTCCGTACCAGGCCGCGCAAGCCGCGCGATCCCGGCCATCCACGACAGGATCGGGAAGACTGAGCGCGACTGATCGTAAAGTGACATCGGGTGCAACGCGCACGATCACCACTCCTGCAACGTCGACAGGGCCATTAGCGCGGATAGCCGTTCTGCAGATAGTAGGTGAATGCATGGCAGAACGTGTTTTGAGTTCGGTGCAGCTGTATGTCGTCTACAATGCGATGGGCACGTTTCCTTGCACGCGCGATGACGGCGTCCTTGCTGATTGCCAGTTGGATCATTGCCGAGCCTATAGCCATCTGCATGGCTCCGCCGTCATCCACCGGCATTCCGCAGACACCTTGACCGACGGCCAAGATAGCAACCTTTTCAACAAACTCCGATTCTTGCTTCGCGAGTGCTGGGACGGTGACAAGTGCGAGTCCCATGCCCAAGAATAAAGACCGCATCGAATACTTCCCCAAGTTCTTAGTTGCCCTGACCATTCGTACAGGGAAAAGCGTCGGTCAATGCAAGGATCATAAGAAACCCGACCTCTGAGTCCGGGGGCGAAAAATCCGATCGGTAATGCGCCTTGTCGGCAACATAGTCGTCGAGAAGTTTCACATATTGATTTCCGGTAATACCCAGCTTCAGGGGCGGGCAATACATACCTGGATCTCCATGGCTCTGAGCTGCGGCATTCGACCAGAAGACTCCTTCACCAACGCCGGCGATATAAATATCCCTCGTCTGCTGAGGAAATGACGATAGCGCGCGATATGTGACCGCAAAGCTCAGAGAGGTCGAGCTCAAGAAGACAACCGCAGCAATGCCAAGTATTGGAATACGCATAATAACTTTCCCTAGGGTAGGTGAGACCATCATGCTGACATTTAGCGCGAATGTCGATGGCGAGAATTCTCCCTTAGGTTACGGTCGGCTTGTAGACTAGGACTTGCGAAAGTCGCCAGGGATCATTTTCGAGTCCTCCCGCCTATCGTGCCACTGTTGCGCCGATTCCTTGGTACTAAGCTTTCACGGAACATGCGTTCTCTGATTTGGTCGGCTTCGGACATTGTTGAAGACGCAGGTACCATCTTTCCTTGGCTTGTCATCACCGGTTTCTGCCCGGGAGCAACGGCTTCTCCTAGCTGCAGATCGGCGTTCAATGCCGCTTCCACGTCTTGCAGCGGGTACATGACCTTTCCTCGGGCGCCATGGAAGAACCTGATTGCCCCGGTGCTCTTCCACTTGTTGAGCATCTGACCGCTAAGCCAGTCGTATTTTTCAACCAACTCATCGTGGCCAATCATATCCTCGAGACGCACGCGCCCAGGTTCATCAACCACGGCTACCGTTCAGTCCCTCTTATCGGAAGATCTTCCATCCATTTTTCAATGTCGGATTCCATCCACCGAACGCACGCCGGCCCTAACTGGCGGGGCCTCGGGAATCTGCCCTCGTTCATCATCTTATAGATCGTTGTCGACCCAAGCGAAGTCATCACTTTGACCTCGCGGAGCTTGAGAAACCGATCGGCAAACGAGTTTGTATCGATGATCTTATTCGTCATTTCGAACTCCCGCTCTGATCATTTGTTGACAACTTACCTTCGCGTCTGGCCTTGAGGCGCCAACGCAATGCCTCCTGGGCTGTTACTGGAGAATTCTCTGTCCTCGGCGATGAAGTTGCCGGCAGTTCCTTCGCTGGGATAGTGCACCGCTCGATCATTCTCCGAACGGCCCGCTTCGTCACGAAGTCCTTGTTAGCAATTCGAATAACTTCAAGGTTGCCCTTTCGCGCCTCAGTGCGCAGCGAGGATTTTGTCACCGTTCCGCGGAAAAGAATCTTGGCGGCGACAGCTAGCGGAATTGGGTCATCATCGCCGATTTGGTCGTCTACCATAGATACCAGGGCCTCAGAAAATTTCTGGATCTGTCTTTGAAGCAATGAACTCTCTCAATGCATCGGTGGCGGAAATGTCAGCGGGCGATACGGTGATGGAGCCGTCCCTTTCGAGTCTGATGATTACATCCTTCTCCTTGGCGACATCGGCTGCCATGCGAATCGCTGCCCTTCTCCAACTATATCGTTCGCTTTCCACTTCGGATCTCCAGCGCAATCATCACAAGGAATGAAGTTCACCTTATGTCTTCGGTCTGCGGCCAAGTCTTCGCTTGGGTGAGCTTTGGGCGGCCGCCGTTTCGCGAACACGTTCTCGATCTCTCCACGCCTGCCATTCGGCCAATGACGTGAAGTCTTCCGGCTGTAGGTCATCCCAGTTCTCTGGGCCGTCTGGCGCCATACTCGCTGGGATTTTGATTCCATCAGCTCTGTCAGGATGGATTGTCACCACGAGCGTCCGCAGGTCGATCTGCACTATGGCACCGGCCGCCTTTGCTGCCCGGATTATGCGCTCGATGTCAGCTTGACGGAAAGCTGCACGGGTCACGACAACCTCACTTATGCTCTTGGCTTGCGAGCCATTCGACTAAAGCTGTTTCGGCCTCTCTTTCCCGTGATGCCTTTGGTCTGATGACGTGAGAAGACCTAAAGGGCATCACGCGAATAATTGAACCTTCTCGCTCAAGCTCGACCACGACGCCTTCGGAGTTTGCCAAATCGGCCATTCGTTTCAGTTCAGCATTGGTGAATATGGCTCGCTTGGTCATTGCCGAGATTTCCATTCCCCATAGCCTGCCTCGGTCAACATGTAGAATCCGACCCGATCAGGGAACTTCACCATCGGGAAGGTCTTGATGAAACCCCGAGCCAACAGGCGCTCCTCTGTATCTGGACCACAGTGTTTAAGCTCCTTCGATGAGATCTTTACGTTCGCTCCCGTCGCAGCGAGTTGCGCCATGACCTTTCTCTCAAGTTTGTTCAGCGGCAAGCTCGGGACCTCAGCAAGCCACCGCTGATGAGCTTCGTCCTCGAGCCTTACCAAGTCCGCATGTTCCATCGTAGCTGGATCGAACCCAAGCCGATCGTAATATTCCTTCATAGGATCGCGGGTAGTGTTGAAGCCGGGGTAGTTTATGGCGACCTTCTTCTTCGGCTCGGTGTTCCAAGCCTCAAGGCCGCCATCCATATTCCAATCGTCATCATCGTTGCCGCTGGTAGGGCCATCGGACGGCCAACGCATCAT